ACTTCAGCCAAGTATTCAATATCTTCGGGTTAATTAATGGCAAGACACGCATCTGGTAAAAAAGCTTGGGGTCTTTCGGATCGTTCCGGGTTTCGATATCGTCTTGCAGAAATGATCGTTGAGTGGAACGGTCTTAAAGTTGGTCCAGACGAGTATGAGATTAAGCATCCACAGTTAAACCCTCGTAGAGTAGGCCCTGATCCTCAAGCTCTGTTTCAGCCCAGACCAGATACTGCTACTGAAGAGGCTGGTCAAGTTCTCCTGATGATGAACCCTTTTCAATCAGGTAGCGCTGGTTCTTCTGTAATTACTGTGTTTGAACCTTCACATGGTCGAAGTACATCCAATGTTGTTATTTTTCGTAAGACACAAGCATTCGACGGTTTCTCAAAAACCGCGTTAGAAAAAGCTGCGGGATATACAATTACTGTCGTTGATTCCAACTCATATACAATTACAATTACTGGAGAAACAGCAACCACTGGTGGGATAAGAGGCGGCGGTGGCGTTGTAACCGCTGCTGCTGGTGTAGCAACAACATCATCGACGTTTGATTCGATAAGTGTTACATTCGATTCGGCAAGCAAGACTTTTGACGAGGCTTAAATGGCAAAACAAGCAGTAGGAATTGGATCATCAGCGAATGACGGAACGGGTGATACCCTTCGTGCAGGCGCAGATAAGATAAACGACAACTTTGATGAGATCTACAATGCGTTAGGTAACGGAACTACGCTTACAGATATTATCGACACAAACGGTGTTCTTGACGTAAGTCAAGGCGCGAACAAGATCGTTTTCTACTATGCAGCTTTTAGTGATCTACCCAGTGCATCAACATATCATGGAGCTATTGCTCATGTGCATGCGCTCGGAGGGATGTATTTTGCCCACGGCGGAGCGTGGCTACGCTTGAATGATGAGGCAAGCGGTCCTGTAACCAAATACACCGCTGGTGTGAATGGCTCTACCGCATATACATTTACTGGCCCCGGGGCAACTTCAGGTAACAACCCGAACTTTACCTTCTACAAGGGTCACACATATCTGATTGACAATACAGCTAACGTATCAAGTCATCCTTTGCAGATCAGGACATCCAACGGTGGGTCTGCTTTTACAACAGGGGTGACAGACAACTACAATTCCACCACCGGATTGACGCAGTTTATTGTCCCGCATGAACCAAGCGATACATCTTTGGTGTACCAGTGCACTAACCATAGCGGTATGGTCGGCAATATAACAATAGTATAGTGAGCAAGTGACATGTCATTTACATACACAGAGCTACAAGACGCGATAAAGAATTTTACAGAGAATGAGGAAACTTCTTTTGTAACTAATCTGCCTGTGTTTATTCGTGGCGCGGAAGACCGTATCTCTACACTGGTTGATTTAGAGCTATTCAGAAAGAATGCTACATCACAACTTACAGCTAGTGACCCTTATCTAAATGTGCCTACCGATTATTTAGCACCTTTTTCTTTTCAAATCACAACAGCTAATTATAAAGCGTTTTTAGACTTCAAAGATGTGAACTTTGTTCAACGGTATTCAATAGATTATGGCAGCAATGCTGTTCCAAAATATTATGGTGTTTTCGATGTAGATAATTTTATTGTGGGTCCTACACCGGATCAAGCGTATACCGTGGAGCTTCATTATTACTACAGGCCAGCCAGTATTACGGCTGGAGCAGGTTCAGGTAATACTTGGCTCAGTACTAATGCCCCGAATGCCCTTCTTTACGGTTCTCTTGTAGAAGCGTATACTTACATGAAGGGTGAACAGGACATGATGCAACTGTATGAACAGAGGTTCATGCAGGAAATACAACGACTAAAGGATTTGGCTGAAGCTAGAGAGAATAGTGATGCCTACAGGAGAGGTCTACCTGATAGGCCACGCACTTAAACAGGAGTAAGAACGATGGCAACATCAAACGCAGCAACCAATTACCTAGAGAGAAGAGTTCTTGACTTCATATTTAAGAACAATTCACTCTCTTTTGCTACACCAAACAACGATATATATGTTGGCCTAGCAACCGCCGTGTCAAACGCGGAGGCTGGAAATGTAACAGAAGTACAGGTGGACACAGATGATGCCAACTATACAAGGCAGCAAGTCACCGCAGCAAACTGGAAACAGTCAACAACAACCGTAGCAGTTGCTCTGACAAACAGCGCAACGGAAGTGATACTAACAGACGCAGAAGCGTTCCCGTCATCTGGCGCTGTTGTTATTAATGATGAGATCATTACCTACACTGGTAAAGATACCACAGCCACCGCAAATACAAACGGTGCGGTTAGCTCATCAGCCAACGTAGCGGTCGATGGGAACAGTGGCACAATTACTGTTGGTATGGTTGTCACTGGTACAGGCATATCTGGCACAGTCAGAGTGGCTACTGTCACAAACCAAAACAACATTGTTTTGAGTTCCGCAGTTTCAATTAGTGATAATGTAGCACTAAGCTTTGACGGCACAAACACTCTCACAGGTGGTACACGAGGAACATCTAGCACAACTGCCGCCGCGCATAGCGTATCAGACGTTGTTGTTTGTGACACTCAGCGAGTGATAAACGACAACAATGTTGAGTTTGCAGCAGCCGCTGGAACGGCCTCTACTTACACCGTTAGTCACGCTTTTGTCGCAGACAAGAATATTGCCACGGCAACTGTCAATGGTGCTGTTAGCTCATCAGCCAATGTGACAGTTGATGCAAATAACGGAACAATCGCTGTAGGCGATGTCGTTACAGGCACCGGGATCAGTGGTGTCGTTAGAGTAGCTACAGTAAATAGCCAGACCAGCATTGTTCTGGATACTGCATCGTCAATCTCAGACAATGTATTGTTGACCTTTGATGGTTCCAACAAGTTGTTTATTGGAGCATTGGACGCAAGTAAGACAATAGCAGTTGGAGATATATTCCGTATTAACGCAGGGAACTTGTCAATCGAGTTGAAGTAATGACTCTTGTACTTAAAGACCGCGTCAAAGAGACGACCACAACCACTGGCACTGGCACATACACGTTAGCTGGTGCCTTGACTGGTTTTGAAGCCTTTAGTCAAGTGGGTGACGGTAATACAACCTATTACACTTGCACTGATGGCACTGATTTTGAGACAGGGATTGGGACTTTTACTTTATCTGGGACGACTCTTGCTCGTACCACTATATTGCAGTCTAGTAACTCAGATAACGCTGTTAGTTGGTCGGCAGGAACTAGAACAATATTTTGTACACTACCAGCAGAAAAAATGATTTTTAAAGATGCAACTGGTGCAACAGGTTTTGCCACAGTGGACGATGCGACGGCCTTGGCAATCGCGCTTGGTTGATAGGAGAGATTAATGGCAAATACCTTCAAACTGAAAACCAATGCAGCAATGCCAGCAAGCGCTGGTACGCCGCTCACTTTATATACTGTGCCGTCAAACACGACCAGCGTGGTCTTGGGTCTAATGCTTTGTAATGTGCACACCAGTCAGGTGACTGCTGACGTACAGCTTGTGTCCGACACATCTGACACAGAGACCAACGAGACGGTCCTGTTGGCAAAGGACATACCTATCCCCGTGGGGTCTTCCATAGAATTGTTGGCTGGCAACAAAGTTGTGCTGCAAACCACTGACGTATTGAAGATCGATTGTGACGTTTCTGCTAAGATCGATGCGACACTAAGTATTATGGAGATTACCTAATGCCATATATAGGGGAGCAGCTTCCTACTAATTATCAGTCAATACCAGCAGTACAGAGATTTAACGGTGACGGTAGTGATACAACCTTTACTTTAAATACTGCGGTTAGCTCTGTGCAGGATGTACTAGTGTCAGTTGACGGCGTTGTACAAGATACAGCGGCCTATACTATTCCTGATGGTGTCACGCTCACATTTACTGCTGCGCCCTCTTCCGGGACGGGGAATATCTTTGTTAATTACAACGCTCCTCAAGTGGGTACAATCACACCCGCTGCCGAGAACAAGGGTAATTTCAAGGCTGGTGGTCTTTTCCGTGTCAATGCACAGTCTCTCACAGCAAATACAACCATCCTAGCTACAGAGAACGCCAATGTAACTGGTCCGTTTACTGTGGCTTCTG